ACAACGGGAAATGGTCAAAACATGGCCTTTCCGCAAAGAGTTTGGGATTCCAGTTTGGCACTTGGGGCTACCGATTGACTACCTTTTGGAGATTTCAGACCAATGGGGTCGTGTGTGTTTTGGTTCGGCTGGTGAGTATTGGCAGATTGGCACGACAAAGTGGTGTGGAAGAATGGATGAGGCTTTTAATGCTTTGTCTAAGACTTTTGGCAAGTTGCCTTGGGTTCATGGACTCAGAATGTTGGGACAGTCGGCAGGCCCGTGGCCTTTGGCAAGCGCAGACTCCACCAATGTTGCCCTACACCATGCAGAAAACGCGCCTTGTGCGGGTTGTATGGCTAAACGCATAGATTCAACCAACCCACCACTTAAATGGGAAAACAAACCTTTACAGGAATCATTTTTATGAGCCTAGTAGTGACATTCTCAGTTGATGGTGACCCAGTACCCAAAGGCAGACCAAGGTTTGCTAGGCGTGGAACATTTGTCCAAACTTACACCGATGCCAAGACTATCGATTATGAAACCCATGTAGCGATGAAAGCCAGACAAGCAATAGGCGCATCAGAACCATTAAAAGGGGCTTTAACTGTGTTTTTATACCTTCGGTATGCAGTACCCGCCTCATACTCAAAAAAACGCAAGGAGGCCTGTTTAGCGGGTTTAGAGTTTCCAAAGAAAGTTGACATAGATAATGTTTACAAAAGTATTACTGATGCCATGCAGGGAATTGTTTATGCCAACGACTCACAAATTGTAGAGGCGCACATCAAAAAGGTATATGCCGAAGATGCTGGCGCAAATGTAATGGTGCAAGAGTGCGAGTAGAACTAACTAAAGACAACGCCACCGCGCTGATGGCGGGGTTATGGCCTAAAGTCAAAGAAGCCTTAGCATCTGGCAAGCAATTAACGCTAGAAATTAAAACTGCCAGTAAAAGCCGTGTGCAAGAAGAAAAATATCACGCCATGATTGGCGAAATAGCCAAACAAACCCAACATTTAGGCGCAAAGTGGGATGCTGAGAGTTGGAAACGCTTACTGGTAGACCAGTTTTGTAGAGATAGCGACATAAAAACAGGCGTAGTAATCCCCAACTTATCTGGTGATGGCATAGTGCAACTAGGCTTTCAGACGCGCAAGTTTACCAAGGAACAAGCCTCGGAATTTGTGGAATGGCTACACGCTTGGGGCGCGGAACACGGGGTGGTTTATGAAGTTAATGAATAACCCATACGCCACGCACATAGACTTTTTCCGCTTTAAAGGGTTTTTTAAGAAGAATCCAAACGCTACGCCTAGCAACTTGGACATGATTTTTGAGCGCAAGGGCAAATTCTTGGTGGGAGAGTGGAAGCGCCCAAACGAAAAGATAAGCAAGGGGCAAGAAATCCTATTAAAAAGCCTAGCAAAACAAGAAAACTTTGTGGTTTTGATAGTCCAAGGCGATACAGATGGGGAAATGGTGGTCAACAAATTCTGGCGCGTCAAAGACGATAAATGCAATTTACAAGGCGAATCGGCAGACGATTTAAAAGACTTTATGAACCAATGGTATGAGTGGGCAGATGATTCCGAAATTTAACTATTACCGAAACAAGAAACATTTACAAAATGTGGCTGACTTGCCTTGCCAGCATTGCGGTATGGAGGGGCAGACGCAAGCGGCTCACAGTAACTGGGCTAAACACGGCAAGGGTAGAGGAATAAAGGCTTCTGACGAGTACACAGCGGCTTTGTGCTACCCATGCCACGCGCAGTTAGACCAAGGAATGTGCCTATCAAAAGAGGAGCGCCAAACCATGTGGGACAACGCTTATATGAAAACCCTAAGTGAACTAAAAAAGCGAGGTTTATGGATAAAATAAATCCGTTGGTAGCCGAATAAGGGTTAGCGCCTTATCTTCCTCGTTTTGTGCAAATACATAGGAAGTCGAACACTCTGCTTTATGAGAACGGCTATCAACAACCTATTTTTTAGGGTGAGCCTTATTCATACTGGTTTTCTCATGCGCTTTAAGTTCTTTTGCAATAGAGTCAACTTTGCGTTGTTCCGCTTTGAATTCACGCTCGACAACATAGTGCTTTGGTGTGTCGTGTACGGCTTTTTCACGGGTTAATTTAAAATTTGTAGGCATTGAAAAAACTCCTATAATGGATACGGCATTGTACAATGTCGATTAACCTTGCAAGGAAACATCATGGGAAAAATGGACTCAAACAAAGGTGTGAAAAGCACCACAGGCGCAACCCCACCTAAAGGTGCATCATCAAGCGATATGTCTGGTGAGCGCATGGGCAAAATTAAAGGTGGCGTGGCTATGGGTAAAGAAGATAAAACTGCTGGTATGGAAGGCGAGTTCAATACTGGTCGTACCGCTGGCGTTTGCTACACACACAGCCGCGAAAACTATCGTTAAAGCGAAACCCCAATAGTCAGTCGGGACTAATGGGGCTTCTAACCACATCAAAGAAAGGTTGATATGGCTACTGAGTATTGTAGGGACTGTCGGCATTACTGCGACACGAATTCCATTTTGGGTTTGTGCCGTAGGTATCCGACTTACCAAAATCGAAGCCCACAAGAGACTTGTGGCGAATATAAAGGCAAAGCAGTTGCCGAATTTACCCCAGAGCCATCTGGGGACTTTTTGCCCACCTTAGAACAAGCGACTGCCGAGTTCGACAAGGAATATGCAAAATTGAAACCCAAGCGCATGGGTAGACCGCCAAAGGTCAAGGCGGAGGTTACAGAATGATTGTCAAACCTTTGAGAGACAAAATCATTGTCAAGCCCGAACCACGGGTCAAATCCCTTATATTGGACACATCATTGATGGCAGAAGCCGAGTCAATCGGTACAGTCATTGCCGCTGGTGATGATGCTAAGTTCCAAGGCGTTAATGTGGGAGACCGCATAATGTTTGGGACATTGGCTAAAGATTACAAAGATGAATACTTGAAGTTTGAAGAACTAAACTTAAATGGTGAGCGTCACCTTAAGATGAGTTGGCAAGACATTTGTGCCGTAATAGAGGAAGTATGACTAAAGACCTAATCAACCTAAGAATCCAAGACCTAATCAGCAAAGGTAAGGAACTTGAACAACAGTTGCACCAAATCAATGGTGCTTTGCAACAATGCCAATGGACACTATCCGAACTGGAGAAAAGCGATGCCCCTCAAGAAGTCAGCGACTCCCAAAGCGTTTAAAGAGAATATCAAAGCCGAGATAAAAGCGGATAAACCTGTCAAACAGGCGGTGGCTATCGCTTATTCTGTCAAGCGCGAGGCTGAAAAGTCTAAAAAGTCTAAAAAGTGATTGAAAAGGTTAAAAAGCAATGAAAAAGCACGACAAACCTATTGAACACAAGACCACGGGTAAGGGCAAGACCTACAACCCGACTGATAAAGGCGCTGGCATGACGGCAAAAGGTCGTGCTGAATACAATGCCAAGAACAACGCAAACCTAAAGCCACCAGCCCCAAATCCCAAGACCAAAAAGGATGAAGGCAGAAAGGCTAGTTTCTGTGCAAGGATGGAAGGTGTAGTAAAGAACTCGAAAGGCCCAGCCGAGCGCGCCAAGGCATCATTAAAGAACTGGAACTGCTAATGAAAACTGGACTTTATTCAAATATTCACAAAAAGCAAGAACGCATAGAACGCCAAAAGGCAGAAGGCAAGCCCGTAGAAAAGATGAGAGCCGTAGGCTCAAAGGGTGCGCCTACCGCTAAAGCATTTAAGGAGTCGGCTAAGACCGCAAAGAAATGACAGACGAGAAACGCCCAGTTGGTAGACCTAGCGTATTCAAAGAAGAATATGCCGAACAACTGTTGGCGTATTTTGACAAAGAAGCCTATGAGCGTAGACCACTACTAGACAAGGAAGGAAACGAGAAAGGTTCAGAGATTGTGCCTAACAAGTTCCCCACCTTGGCTCGCTTTGCCACTATGGTAGGAGTCACAAGAGAAACCCTACACGATTGGGCAACCTCTAAAAATGAGGATGAAAGTTTTAAATTCCCAGATTTTTCTTACGCCTATAAGAGAGCAAAAGAATATCAAGAGGCAATTCTTGTAGAGGGCGCAATGGCTAACGCTTTTCACGCTAACTTTGCTATCTTCACTGCTAAGAATGTATTGGGCTGGCGCGATAAAAATGAAACCGAGATAACGGGTGCTGATGGTGCACCTCTGGTTACGGGCATAAATGTGACCTTTGTAAAGCCTAATGGAGACTAATGCACAGTTTCCCGTAAAGATGGCAAGCCTTTTCGACAAGGCGCGTTACAAAGTCTATTACGGGGGTCGCGGTGCTGGTAAGAGCCATTCAGCGGCAAAGGCGTTATTGATACTGGGGGCTAAGAGCCAGATTCGCGTCTTGTGCGCCCGTGAGTACCAGACCTCAATCAAGGATTCTGTTCACAAGTTACTGTGCGACCAGATAGAACTAATGAACTTGCATGGGTTCTACGAGATAACTCAAAGTTCCATTAGGGGTAAGAACGGCACAGAGTTCGCCTTTGTAGGACTAAAGAACAATGTAGCCAATGTCAAATCCTATGAGGGCGTTGACTACTGTTGGGTTGAGGAAGCACAGACAGTATCTAGGCACAGTTGGAATACGCTAATCCCAACCATCCGTAAGGAAGGCTCTGAGATATGGATTACCTTCAACCCAGAGTTGGAGACAGACGAAACCTATCAACGCTTTGTGGTCAGACCCCCAGAGCAAGCGGTAGTCCAAAAGATTAACTGGTCAGACAACCCTTGGTTTCCAGAGGTTCTAGCCTTAGAGAAAGACTCGCTCAAGAGTCGTGACCCAAGCGCTTACCAGACAGTATGGGAAGGCTTATGCCGACTTACAGTAGATGGCGCTATCTTTGCCAATGAAATGCAAGTAGCAGAGTTAGATGACCGCATTACAAAGGTCAATTACGACCCTACAAAGCCCGTACACGCCATCTTTGACTTGGGTTGGGCAGACAGTACAGCCATTTGGTTCTTGCAGTTTGTGGGCATGGAAACTCGTCTTATCCGCTACCACGAAGATAGCCAAAAGACGATTAGCCATTACTTAGCGCTCATGCAAACCTACGGCTATATGTACGACACGCTATGGCTACCGCATGACGCACAAAACAAAACATTGGCAAGCAACGGCAAATCCATTGAAGAAATTGTTAGGTCGGCAGGCTACAAAACACGCATAATTGAGAGAACACCAATAGCGGACAGTATCAATGCGGCACGAACTATATTTAGAAATTGTTGGTTTGATAGAGAAAATTGCTACGATGGTCTACAATGCCTAAGACATTATCGTTACGATGTAGACCCAGAAACGGGGCAGTTCAGCCGTCAACCGCTACACGACCAATACTCGCATGGCGCTGACGCTTTCCGCTATATCGGACTGATGATTAACGAACCCAAGCCAAGGCGTAAGGTTCAGAATCAATATTATGGTCAGCCTAACAGTTGGATGGGATAGATATGGCAGATGACTTTGACCCAGTAATTACCGAGGCAATTCAATTCCTCAAGTTCTGCAATGACGCAGATACGATGAACCGACAAGAGGCGTTAGAAGATTTAAAGTTTGTATCTGGTGACCAATGGCCTGTCGAGTTACAGAACAGTCGTAACCTCGAATCACGCCCAGTTCTAACAATCAACAAGTTAGACGGCTATTGCCGACAAGTAGCCAACCAACAACGCCAACAACGCCCACGCATTAAAGTTCACGCGACTAACACGCATGAACAGATGGTGGAAGCGCAAGACATACAGGGCATTATTCGCCACATTGAGGTCAACAGTAACGCAGACCACGCCTATGACAATGCCTTTGACTATGCAGTTCGCATGGGTTGGGGCTTTATGCGTGTCAGAACTGATTATGTAAACGAAGATTCATTCGACCAAGAAATCTACATCGACCCTGTGGACAACCCGTTCACAGTCTATTTTGACCCCAATTCCATTCTTCCTGATGGCTCAGACGCTGAGAAATGCTTAATCACCACAATGATGAGCAAGGAAGTCTTTAGGTCAATGTACCCAGATAATGACGATGGAACATCTTTTACCCAGCGCGGTACGGGTGACAGCCAATCAGAATGGATTACCAAAGAGGATATTCGGCTTGCTGAGTATTACTACACAGTACGCGAGAAAGCCAAACTTTACCTATTGAGCGATGGTTCTAGCACTTTTGCTGATGACAAAGACTTTTTTAACCGCCTTCAAATGGCTGGCATTACTGTCATTGACACACGCGAATCTTATAAAAAGACCATCAAGTACAAGAAACTAACTGCGGTCGAGGTTATCGAAGAACGCGATTGGCCTAGCCGTTACATTCCTATCGTGCCTGTTTATGGCCGTCATGTTGTTATCGGTGACAAGCGCAAGAAGTTTGGTATGGTGCGCTATGCCAAGGATAGCCAGAGAATGTATAACTTCTGGCAAACCTCAATTACAGAATCCATTGCTCTTGCGCCTAAAGCCAAGTGGGTAATGGCAGAGGGTCAAGACGAAGGTCACGAAGGCGATTGGGCGCAGGCTAATATCAAGTCTTTCCCATTGCTACGCTACAAGCAGACAGATATTGAGGGCAGAACAGCGCCACCGCCACAACGCCTGCAACCAGAGCCACCGCCTGCGGGAACTATGGCGGCGGCTGGTATGGTGTCAGATGACATAAAAGCCATTATGGGTATCTTTGACCCCGCACAATTAGGTCAAGGAAACATCTCTGGCAAAGCACTAAATGGTCAACAACAGCAAGTCGACTTAACCAATTACGACTATTACGACAACCTAACCCGTTCTATTGCTCATGTGGGCAAGATATGTTTAGACCTAATTCCCAAGATTTACGACACAGCGCGGGTTCTGAGAATTATTGGTGAAGATGGCAAGTCGGATATGTTGAACTTAAACCAACGCGATGCCGTGGGCAACATCTTGAACGACACATCTATCGGTCAATACGATGTGGTCATGGAGACAGGGCCAGGCTACAACAGCAAGCGCCAAGAGGCGGTCGAAGCCATGATGCCTCTACTTGCCAAGCCAGAACTGTTCAACATTGCTGGTGACTTGGTGTTCCGCAACATGGATTTCCCAGGCGCTGACATCATTGCTGACCGCCTTGCCGCTTCTAACCCATTGGCTCAAATTGACGAAAAGTCAGATATACCGCCACAGGTTCAGATGCAAATTGCACAATCTAAACAGCAAATGCAACAAATGCAACAGCAGTTAGAGGCAATGACAACGCTTATCCAACAGCGTGGCGATATTGAACAAGTCAGACAAGACAACGAGAACAAGCGCGAACTTATGCGCCAGACCGCCAAAGCGCATAACACCGAAACAATGGCAGAAGTCAAGGTCAACGACCAGAATACACGCTCAATCACAAGTCAGAATAAGACCGAAATTGATGCGATTGTTCAACTTCTGTTGCACAAGATGGATACCTCAAGGCTTATTGCAGAGATTGAGAAGCGCAACGCAGAACAAGATAAGTCGATGGTGTTTGCGGCTCAAGACATAGCCGACCAATCCAATCCTTTGACACAGCAACAATAAAGTGGTAAATTTGCCACCAAACCTTACCAGTTAGGTTAACTGGGTAAATCCGTAGGGACAACGAAATGTCTGACAAAGAAGCAAGTCATGTATTGACTAGCGACAACTCGGCAGAGTTTTATGCAAATAGATTAGGTTTAGCCGACCAACCCGAAGTTGAGGCTGTGCAAGCAGAGCCAACCGAAGTGGTGGAGGAACGGAGTGAACCTGAGATAGAAAAAGAGCAAGAGGAAAAGCCTAAAGCGAATCCGAAACTCGAAAGACGATTTTCTGAGATAACCAAGCAACGCGAAGAAGCGCGAAAAGAAGCGCAACAAGAGCGGTCAGCAAGGGAGGCCTTAGAAGCCCGTTTAGCGGTTCTTGAGAGACAACCAACGCCACAAGCGCCTAAAGTCGATGAAGAACCACAACCTAGTCAGTTCAACGATGCGTTTGAATATGCCAAAGCCCTAGCGGAATACACGGCTGACAAGCGAATCGGTGAAATGCGAAAGCAAGATGCAGAGGCTAAAGAAGCACAAGAGCGTCAGAAGGTCATTGACCAATGGGCAAACAAAGTGCAACAAGCCAAAGCGTCATTGCCAGACTTTGATGACATAGTAGCGTCTAGTGATGTGGTCGTAAATGACGATATTCGTGACGCGATTCTTGAGAGCGATGTAGGGCCACAAATCCTTTACCATCTGGCTGAGAATGACGATGTAGCAAAGCGCATAGCGGGGTTGTCACCTAAACAAGCGTTAAGAGAGATAGGAAAACTTGAAGCAAGGTTCGAGGTAAAGGAAACTGTACCAGAGACTAAACCTGTTGTTCGTAGTAAAGCACCAGCGCCAATCAATCCGCTAAGAGGGTCGAATCCTGCTGATGTGCCTATGTCCGCTAATGGCGAATGGCATGGAACATTTCAAGCATGGAAAGAGGCTCGCAAGGCTGGAAAGATTCGCTAAACCTAATCTTTTTTAAACATTTAAGGAAATGAAATGGCTAATAATTTATTGACCATATCGAAAATCACCAACGAAGCGTTGATGGTTTTGGAAAACGAGTTGACATTCACAAGCGAAGTCGACCGCAACTATGATGACCAATTCGCGGTTGTCGGTGCAAAAATCGGTAACACAGTGAATGTACGGAAACCTGGTAGGTTTATCGGAACAACTGGCCCAGCATTGAATGTTGAAGATTTCAACGAGACTTCAGTTCCCGTTACTTTGTCAACACAATTCCATGTGGACACACAGTTTACGACCCAGGACTTAGCGCTATCTTTGGATATGTTCTCTGACCGCGTGTTAAAGCCTGCTATTGCCGCTATCGCCAACAAGGTTGACCGCGATGGTTTGGCTATGGCTACTTTGCAAACTGCCAACATCGTTGGTGTTGCTGGTACACCCCCAACTGGTCTGATTACTTATCTAACCGCTGGCGCTTACCTTGACTCTGAAGGCGCACCGCGTGATGGTCGTAGAAGTTGTATCGTTGAACCCTTTACATCTGCCACTATTGTTGACAGTTTGAAAGGTTTGTTCGTTCCTAATGACAAGATTGGTATGCAATACCAAAAAGGTCTGATGGGTCGTGACTCTGGTGGTATGAACTGGAAACTTGACCAAAACATCGTGGCTCAAACCTTCGGTTCTAACAGCACAACTACTGTTACTGGCTCTGTTGCTACTACTACTGCTACTGGATTCTTGACCTCTGGTTGGGCATCTTCAAGCACTATTACTGTTACAGCCGCCAATACTGGTACTTTGAACCTCAACGCTGGTGATACTTTCACTATCGCTGGTGTGTACGCTGTTAACCCACAGAACCGCCAAGCATACGGCTCTAACAAGTTGCGTAACTTCGTTGTTAAGCAAACTGTTGCTATTGCTTCTGGTGCTTCTGGCTCTGTGATTGTGTCTCCTGCTGTGATTACTGCTGGTCAGTTCCAGAATGTGTCTATACCGACAACTTCTGCTACTGCCGCTATCGCTCAGTTCAATAGCACAGGTACTGTGTCACCACAGAACATCATCATGCATAAAAATGCATTTACAGTCGCTATGGCAGACCTGGAACTCCCGGAAGGTGTCCATTTTGCTGGTCGTGCAAGCGACAAAGAAATTGGTTTGTCAGTCCGGGTGGTGCGGCAATACACCATAAACAATGACAGTATTCCAACTCGTTTGGATGTCTTGTATGGCTGGGCGCCTCTGTACCCAGAACTCGCTTGCCGTGTTGCCGCTTAATCATTAACTCTTTTTTAAGGAAACCTAATCATGGCAAATCCAGGACCAGCAACCACAGTCAGTAATCATCCACAAAACTTGGCTACAAACCAAGCCTTGCGTTTGATTGCTTCCGCTCAATCTGTAAACTTATCTGCCGCTGGTGATACAGCAATGGTAGTTTTAGATGTAAGCAAATTTGTGCCTACAAGTGTTGTCATTACCAATGGCTTGAACTCTAGCGGTGCAACCACCACTATTGCAACGGCTACTGTTGGTGCATACACTGGCCCAGCGGCAACAGGTTCAACCATTTTGACCACCGCCGCTTTAACTAGCAACACTGGTGGCCCTTATGTGACCATTACTGCCGCGACAAATCCAAACACCGCTATTTCTAACCCCACTAACATTTATGTGAATGTGGGTACTACGATTGCCGCGACTTGCGATGTGTTTGTCTACGGCTACGACCTCACATTTTTACCTTAATTCGTGAGTAAATAAAGAAGAAGCCATCCTCAAAAGGGGTGGCTTTTTTCGCTTTTACGATACAATCAATTCATTCTGCAAAGGAATTCTCATGTCATCTACTACCCTAGCCCGTGGAAATGTTCAAGAATCATTTATCATGGCCCCCACTTTGACTCCCTCTGCAATGACTACTGGCTCTGTACAGTCTTTGCAAACTTTTCAAATCCCTGGTCTTAAAGCCTCTGACATTTGCTCATTGCTACATTTCAATGGTAATCAGACCTCAAATGTTGCAGTTACCAATGTAGACGCAAGCGCAGACAACACATTGAAAATTCAGTTCCAGAACATTTCTGGCGCGGCTACTGCAATTACGCCTGCGGCTGGTGTTTATTACATCAGGGTTGACCGCGTTGAAGGCGCACCAATCGCTACGAATGCGGCTTAATCATGGCTGGCTCATCTGTTTTAAGAACTGCTGGTCAAACAGTAGCGTTATCGGTCACTTCTACGGCTCACTCCGCAGTTTTGGTCAATGCCACTACTAATACCCAAGTGAACTACACCGCTTTCCTCAATACGGGTGCAAGCCCTATTGCGGTTAAGTGGGGAACAACCGACCCAGGCGCGCCCGTCTTTCCCGTTGACGGAACTAATGGAGACTTTGTTTTGCCTGCTGGCATGATTCAGCCTCTAATTGTTGCAACTTCAGTCGCACCATACTACATAACAGCAAAATCCAATTCTGGTACTGCTGGCATCTTGTATGTAACACCCTCTGTCTATCAAAGTTAAAGGGGTTTTATGGCTAACCCTGCCAATTCAGCATTACAAAATTTACTCCCTGTTCAAGCCTACTTTTCGGTTGACGGGGTTTTTCAAACATTTATTGGTCAGGGTCAGCCGTTTACTGCAACGATAAATCCAGTTCAATCTGGCTTAACGATTACCAGTAGCACGATTGATAGCACAACTATCGGTGCAACTACGCCCTCAACGGGCGTTTTTACCGATATTGCTACGACTACTGGCACTATTTCGACTCAACCATCTGGTGCTAACGACATAGTTAACTACCTTGCGTTGCAGTCTTATGCTGTCGGCATTAGTTGGAAAGCACCAGTAACTGCCGCGACCACAGTAAACATCACGCTATCTGGCACTCAAACTGTCGATACTGTTGTTTTGGTTGCTGGCAATACAGTATTGGTGAAGAACCAGACAAACTCAGCACAAAACGGCATTTACAAAGTAAACGCTGGCGCTTGGACATACGCAACGGGTTGTACGACTTGGGAACAGTATGTAAGCGCGTTGGTGTTTGTTGAATATGGCGCTCAAGCGGGTTCTGCTTGGTACTGTACGGCACAGCCAGGCGGTACTTTGGGCGTTACCGCAATGACATGGAGTAACTTTAGCGCGGCGGCTAATTACACGGCTGGCACAGGCTTAACTCTGTCAGGTTTCCAGTTCAGCATCACGCCCGTAGGAACAGCGGCAACTTATGGTTCTGCTACACAAACGCCTGTTTTTGTTACCAATGCTAGTGGACAAATAACTAGCGTAACAAACACAACAATAACGCCAGCAGTAGGCTCAATTACTGGTTTAGGTACTGGTATAGCCACATGGCTTGCCACACCTTCTAGCGCTAATTTAGCGTCTGCAATGACTGATGAAACTGGTAGCGGTTCATTGGTGTTTGCCACAAGCCCAACTCTGGTTACGCCTAATTTGGGAACTCCAGCAAGCGGTGTAGTAACTAATTTAACTGGTACTGCAAGCATAAATATCAATGGTTCAGTAGGGGCAACAACCGCATCTACGGGCGCGTTTACTTATTTATCAACCAGTTCAAGCACTAATACAACTCCAGTATTAGCATTTAATGCTTCAAATTGCAATTTGGCTTTAGGTGCAACTATTGCAAGTACTTATTTACAAGCAGTAATGCAAAATAAATCAGGAACTGCTGGGGCTTCTACAAATTGGGCGGTCAGTAATGATTTAGGCACAGACTCCACCTACTATGGTGAATTCGGTATGAATTCATCTGTGTTTAGCGCGTCTACACCAGCCGACTTTTTCTCTATCAATAACGGGGTTTACTTTTCCTCGCACGATGGTGATGTAACTATTGGCTCTGGTAATGGTTATAAAACTTATTTGGCTTGGGGTACTACTGGTCAGTCAGCCCATGTAATCAATGCATCTGGTGCTATTGGTCTTAATACAAATTTAGGTACAACCCCAGCATTAAGCGGAACAACAAACTTTGGAACAAGCGGTCAAGTTTTAACTTCTGCTGGAAGTGGTGCTACTCCTACTTGGTCAACCCCAGCAAACGGAACTGTTACTTCGGTGGCGGTATCTGGTGGTACAACTGGTTTAACTACATCTGGTGGGCCAATAACCACATCGGGAATTATCACACTTGCTGGCACTTTGGCTGTTGCTAATGGTGGCACAGGCGTAACTACTTCTACTGGTACTGCTGGTTCAGTAGTATTAAGCACAAACCCCACATTGGCGGGTTTAACTAATTCAGCCAACCTAACATTTACAGGCACAGGCAATCGTATTACAGGTGATTTTACTAATGCTACTGTTTCTAATCGTGTAATTTTTCAAACAAGCACAACTGATAGCACTACTAGCCTTACTGCAATGCCAAATGGAACGGGTACTGTAAGTGCTGTTTCGTTCTTAAATTCATCAGATACAACTACTGCTGGTTTTATAGGATTTGTATCTAACGCAACTGAAGGAAGATTACAAGTTAATCGTTTTGGTGCTGGAACATACCTACCAATGACCTTCTACACAGGAGGTAGCGAAAGAGTCCGCATTACTACTAATGGTGGCGTAGCGTTTGGTGGCTCAACAAATTACGGAACATCAGGGCAAGTCCTTCAATCAAATGGAGATGCCGCACCGACTTGGGCAACTCTTGCATACGCAACAATTACAGACGATACAACAACTAACGCAACCCGTTATCCATTGTTTGCGTCTGCTACTACTGGTAACTTAACGACTGAATATGTAAGTTCAACCAAACTGCAATTTAACCCGTCAACGGGAATAATGACAGTAACTGGTTTGGCTAGTCCCGCGATTACTAACCAACTTGCTACGACAATTCGTGAAACTGCTACTGTTTCTGCAACAGCGGCAACGGGAACAATTAACTTTGACACGCTAACCCAAGTAGTTCTGTACTACACGACTAGCGCATCTGGTAACTTCACGCTCAACTTTAGAGGCACTAGCGGTACATCTTTAGATACTGTCATGTCTACGGGTCAGTCGCTATCGGCTACTTTCTTGGTGACTAATGGCGCTACTGCTTATTACAATTCTGCTGTGACTATTGATGGAAACAGCGTAACACCTAAGTGGCAAGGTGGTTCTGCACCGACTTCTGGCAATGCTAGTTCGGTGGATTCCTACACTTATGTAATCGTGAAAACTGGAAGCGCAACATTTACTGTTTTGGCTTCACAAACTAAGTTCGCATAATGCCTCGTTTATCCAAAATCGGTGGCGCGGCACTAGCCGCTTTCGGGTGGACAGGACTGCAATCGGTTACTGCTAGTTACCTTGTGGTTGCTGGTGGAGGTGGAGGAGGAGGAGGTGAAGGTGCTGGTGGCGGTGCTGGTGGCTATCGAGAAAGCACAACTTCTTTAAATCCAACTCTTTCATACACAGTAACTGTTGGTGCTGGCGGTGCGGCTGGAGTGTCTTTAACAAGTACAGGAGTAAGTGGAGGAGACTCTACTTTTTCCACTATTACTTCTACTGGCGGCGGTGGCGGTGGTACACAAGGTGACACTGGCAACAATGGATTGAATGGTGGTTCTGGTGGTGGTGCGGCTTCTACAAATAGCGCAAGCGGTGCAAGCGGAACACCCGGCACTGGCGTGTCTGGACAAGGCACTTCTGGTGGTGCAGGTTATAGAACACCCGGAGTTTCTACCGCAGGTGGCGGTGGAGGCGGTGCAACTGTAGCGGGTACAGCGGCTAGTAGTGTTGCTGGAAATGGTGGTACTGGTCAAACTTCATCTATTTCTGGCACGGCTACTGGCTATGCTGGTGGCGGTGGTGGTGGGTGTAGAAGTGGCGGTGGTACTGCAACGCAAGGTGGCGGTGCTGGCTCATCAGGAAGTGGCGTTGCTGGAACTGCTGGAACTACAAATACTGGTGGTGGCGGTGGTGGTGGCAGAGGAGATGGCGGTAAAGGCGGTTCTGGCGTAGTCATCATTTCATACACAAGCGCCACACAATTATTTGGTGGTGGAACTGTTACCCAATCAAGCGGTAAATTTATTCACACATTCACATCTTCTGGCGCACTTAGCCCTATTTCTACATTGACCGCTAGTTACTTGGTGGTGGCTGGCGGTGCTGGTGGCGGTAATGGTCAAGGTGCAGGTGGCGGTGCTGGTGGTTTGTTATCAGGCTCTGGTTTGACGCTTGATGTAAATTCAATTTATACAGTTACTGTCGGTGGCGGTGGAACTGGTGGAACAAGTCCATATACATACAGCGCAACAAGCGGTAGTAATTCAGTTTTTACATCAATTACATCAAGTGGTGGTGGCGCTGGTGGTAATCAACAAGCGCCACAAAACGGAACTGCTGGAGGTTCTGGCGGTGGTGGCGGTGGGTCGGGTAGTGGTGGCGCTGGCACTAGCGGTCAAGGAAATGCTGGCGGTTCTGGGTATGCAAGTAGCCCATATAACTCTGGCGGTGGAGGTGGTGCAAGCGCAGTTGGTGGAAATGGTAACGCTAGTAATGCTGGTGCTGGTGGTAATGGAACTGCTTCATCTATTAGTGGTTCTTCAGTTACTTATGCGGGTGGTGGTGGTGGTGGCGCAGATGTTACTGTAGGCTCTGGCGGTTCTGGCGGTGGTGGTGCGGGTGGCGCTGGAATTGCGGCTGGAACTGCTGGAACTGCCAATTTAGGCGGTGGTGGCGGTGGCACTAGAAATTCTACAAATCTTGGCGGCAACGGGGGCAATGGCGGTTCTGGCGTTGTAATCATTTCTTACGCTGGCTCACAAGTATTTACTGGTGGAACAGTCACATCTTCTGGTGGCAACACTATTCACACATTTACTACTAGCGGGTCTTTAACTGGTGGATTTATTGAATATTTGGTTGTCGCTGGTGGTGGTGGTGGTGGTTTTGTAGATGGTGGTGGCGCAAGCGGTGGGGGTGGTGCTGGTGGTCTTTTAACTGGAACTTCTAACTTAGTAAAAGGCGCAACTTACACAATTACAGTCGGTGGCGGCGGTTCTGGTGGAAATTCATCAGTCGCAAGTAATGGTGCAAACTCTATTATTTCAGGCACTGGAATCACTACTGTAACTTCAATCGGTGGTGGTGGCGGTGGATACTATCCAGGCTCAGGCTCTGCCGCTTCTAGTGGATTGACTGGTGGTTCTGGAGGGGGTGGCACAGGCTCAAACGGAGGCTCAGGAGCCGCGCCTGGTGGTGCTGGAACTGCTAGTCAAGGTAGTGCTGGCGGTGCTGGGTCAACTGATGCGGCCTCATATCTTAATGGTGGCGGCGGCGGTGGCTCTAGCGCAGTAGGTGCGGCGGCAACATCCAGTAATGGCGGTAATGGCGGCGCAGGAACGGCATCTTCAATTTCTGGCACATCTACCACCTATGCTGGCGGTGGTGGTGGTGGTGTTGATGTAGGTAAATCAACCGCTGGAACAGGTGGAAGTGGCGGTGGTGGTAGCGCAGTAAAAGGCTCTGCTGGAAATTCTGGCACAGCCAAC